GCCTACGTTGCCGTCGACCGCTGTTTCGTAAGTGGGTGCCGCTCGCCATGACGATATCAGCGTGTCACGTTCCGACCGTGCGGTTTTCGCCAGCAACGCGGACTGCGCCGCGGGCGACATAACACGATCCGTCCAAATTCGTAGGTTAGCTGCGACTGTTGCGGCAGAGGATGCCATCGCTATACCGCCTTGTTTTTATCCAGCCACCACGACAAAAACACTTCCTCCATTTTGTTAACGACGTAGACCACGAATTCTCGTTCTTCCGGGTCGAACACGCCGGCTCTATCGCACCAGGCTTGTATGGCTTCCCACGCTACGCCTAGTGGTTGAGACCGTATGATCGTGCCGCCCATCGGGACGCCGAGTCCTTGGACGACATACGCCCGACCTGATGTTAACTGGTGCCACGCACGCCAATACATTTCATCTTCGGCGGCTATTTTGCTCTCAGGAATCGTCGCCGCGTCATCCACACGGCCGGCTTCGATAAAGCGTTTGCGGAGATCGCCCCAATCAAGTTCGTTGCGGAGCGCTCCGCTTAGGCGTTTCCCGTTTCAACACCTTCGGCGCTTCGATCGCTTGTGACCATGCCCGCGGCGGCCATGACGAGCACCACCAAGGGCGCCCATTCTTCCGTGTTCAACAGCATTTCGCGGAGCTGGTCGGCGGTTATGGGATTGCTAGGATCGCCTAGGCCGCGCACGTCGATAAACACGTGCTCCGCGAGCGCCCTGGCCGTGCACGCTTCGGCGATAGTCGGCGGCAAATCTTCCGCAGACTTTAGATATGGCGGACTCGCCAGCCTGGCGTTGATTTCCTTAATCGCGTCTTTTTGATACTGCGCAAGTGCGTCACGATATTTGTTGGTAAAGCCGCGCACTCTCAGGTCGAAAGGTTCGTCGGGGTTAACCGTAACCCAGCGGCCTTCCTTGATGCCCTTCACATTCATGCGCAGTTTGTCAAGCGAAGCCATTTCGCAGTTCTCCTATCGGGGTCGGATTATCGGGAGAGGGATAGAGACGCGGCGGCAGTTCCCGAGTCTGCCGCCGCGCTTTCGCACCTTGCGGTGCTGCCCCGGCTGCTCGGCCGGTATCCGGTGTTAGGTCGCGGGAAGTCGATCAATTTGTATCGTTCCGCTGCTGCCGGCTTGCGGGTTGCCTTCAAGATCGAACGTCGCATACACGGGCTGGTTAGGTCCGCCGGCAACGATCTTGGGATTCATGATCTTGCCGTTCAGCAGCGTGATCACATACGCGTTGCCCGCGTCGTCGCACGTGATGAACTCGATGCGGCCGCCAGTTTCGTTGGCGAACAACGTGTAAAGCGAGAAGTCCTTGAAGTAGAACCGTGCGGTGCCTGTGACCGTCATCAAGCCCATACGGACGCCTTGTGCGATGGCAGACCCTAGGCCGTAGTCCACTGCCGCGCCCGCGTTCTGGAAACTCAACGTAAACTGGTCGCATACGCCAGCAGCGGCCACTTCGTTGATGTAGACGCCCTTGAAGTCGCCAACCGGGTTGTTGACGGTTCCTGTTGGCGCAGCGAGCACCGATCCGGTCGATGAGTCGGTCGTCTTGTTGACTTCGCCTTGCGTCAGGAAGTTGAACGTGCCGGTGACAAACTGGCCGGTCGAGCACGACAAGGTAAACGTGTCACAGAACGCGCCTGCATACGTGAGATATAGCGACGCGGAAAACCGCTTCTGCAGAAACAGCGATTTGAACTGCGTGCCGTTTTGGATCGTCGAGGCGCGCACGCCGGCCGCTGATCCCGAAGGCGTTTCGGTGACAGGCGTTGCGCCCGTGCTGCGGATCGTCAGACTCGAATTCGACGACTTGGTCACGACGTAGAAAAAGCCGTTGTTTGCCGCGTTGGTGAAACCAAGCAGCCGTATCCACGCCCCAGCACCGATATTCTGGAATTTCGTCGACGTGGTCGACGATAGCGTTGCCGTGGTGCTCGACGCGTTAGTGATCGTGATGTCGCCGCCCGAACCTGTAATCGTCTGCGCCGCCTGCCAATCATTGCGTATATTGCAAGACAGGAAGTCGTCGTATGTGCCAAACGACAGAGCGAAATTGATCGCGCCGGCAGCGGTGTCCGCTGTCGTCACGGCTGCGCTGACTTCACCTGTCGTGTTGATTTCGGCAGGGCGCGAACGGGTTTTCGTGCGCGCCAACGATTCAGCGGTTAGCCGAATTGCCTGAAACTGTGCGCTCGGTGGAGTGCCCCACGCTTGCTCGATCCCGTATGAGAGCACAAGAGCATTGGATTCCACGCCCGCTTGGTAACCAGAGGTAGCGGCCATTATGTTATGTCCTATTCAACGTGCCGGCTCGGGAGCACCAGCAGACTGCGCGGGGTTGAGGATTACGCCGCTTCTGGCGCTGCGGGCGGCGTGACGGTTGCGCCCGGCTTAACTTCGCGACGAACCGGATCGTAAGGTTCCATTGCATAACGGCCGCCGTTAGCGGCCGACAGGTCTGCGCAATACTGTGCAGCCGCCTCGAATGAAGTTTCGATTTCCTCGCCTGTGCGCACGAATGTGGCACTGTGCGGCGGCGACTCTACAAGGATGTAGAATTTCATTGTGGTGTCTCCTGGTTACGTCGGCATGTCTTGCCAGATGTAATTGACCGCTAGGGAAAGCGGCCGATAGATTCCGTCGTCGCTCGGGATGCCGAGTGAGTCGAGCATTTGGCCGTCGCGATAGATAAGGCCGGCGGGCGCGTCGGCGACGTTGCGGAATGCGTTGCTGATCGCTTTGCGTATCACAAGGCCCGCGCGGATGCCGGTGAACACGGGCAGCATGACGTGCACAAGCACGGTTCCGCTTTCCTGCCACATGCCGCCGGTCAGTTCGATCGGCGTCGTCGTGTGCGCGATTGTATCCAGCCCGATCCAGTAATTCGGCGGGTCAGGCCGCTCGAACTCTTCGTTGGGCATCGCAACCGGGATCGATGGCGATAGCGCCGCGGCAGCCGCCAGGACGCGCGCGCTGACATCGTCCCATACGTCGGGCGACGACATGGTTAGCCGCCGCGCACAGTCACGTTGATACGCACAAGTTTGTCATTGATGTAGAAAGGCTCGGCCGACTCAACGTTGCGCTGGCGCCCGTTGATGACGATGCGATCGCCCCGACGAGGAATGCGCGGATCGTCATCGATCGGCGGATAAATGCCGGGGTTAGCCGTTGGCCAGCCTTCGCGATCAAGATCCGTTGGCGACACGGTAACGACGGTGTCGCCCTGTATTTGGTTGGTGCCTGCGAGCGCCGTCGTCGAGCTATAGCCGCGCACGATCGCGGACAGATTAGCTTGGCAGAGCACTTGCGCTGTCTTGCCGTCCATACGCACCAGGCGCACCGACTGACCGTGCTGTGCGATCGTGTTGTCAAGGCTAGCGATGGCTGATTCAGGCGTCATCCGACGACTGGCACCCTGTATCGTTCAAGCATTTCCGCGATGTCCGGCGGCATGTCGCCGACGTCTTTGCCGGCGGCTGCGGTGCCGGGCGCGGCAACCCAAAACTCTTGGCGGCCGACGCCAGCAACTTCGTCGACCTTCAAGAACGGGTCACGCTTGCGCCCGTCGACGCGCGACTTGACCATGCGCGTAACGGCGTCCTGCACGTCTGCCGGGACTGTTACGTAGCCGGCCACATATATGGCCGTGACAGGCAGCGAGGACCATTCGACCGGGAAGGTGGACGACAGGTCGAGCCGCGTCAGTTGGCCTACCTTGGCGTCTAGCGTGTAGTCCGTGCCGCTGACAAGCGTCGTTGTGTATTCAACAACCGACGTAATCGAAATTACAGGCCAGCGCGATAGTTGAAGTTTCTTCATGCCGCCGGGCACTTGATACGGAAACGCGTCTCGATCCGGCATGACGGCGTCTTGCACAGTTTCGGCGACGAACACGCGATTGCAAAAGTTGGCCGCCGCGACGCTGGCGCGCGTAATGGCGCGCTTCAAAAAGCTGTCAAGCTCCGTGCCAGTAATCGCTAGATCGTCTTTGACGTCTGCCAGCGCGACCAGGTCATAGTTGCTGGCCGCCTCGACAACCGTCGTGATGACGTTAATGGCCACGGGTTAGTAAAGCCCCGAAATGTTGCTGGCCGTCGTGTTGGTCGACTTGACCTGCGTCACGCGGATAGGCAGCAGCGTGCCGGCGGGCACGGCGTGAAGGATGTCCGATGAGCCATCCCAATACACGACAGATAGGTCGCCAGCGCTGCCAACCCACACGGCGCGCGTGGGCTGCGAAAACACTGTCACGTCGCTCTTGGTAATGGCAAAACCGCCAACATAAATGCGGCTTGCCAGGTCCGGCATGACGTTGCCGTATAGCGGATCAGAGGACGCCATTACTTACCCTTTCGTTTTGTAGCGTCGCCGCATGCTGTCGGTCGCCGTCAGCTTGGACGGTCCCGGCTGCATGACTGTCGTCTTGTAGGGCTGCACGGACGCCTTGGTCGCAAGGCCCTTGCGCATCATTTCGGCGCCGACTTCGTCGCTTACCACGACGTCCTGGCCTTTTGCGTAAGGCCGCATGTCGCATGCCATGGTGATCATCATTGGCATGCGTCTGCCTCCGCCGCGGCAGTCAACATTTCCGATATGCATCCTTTGTAGGAGCGCTCGCCGACGTGCTCTAACGTGATCGTGGGATCAATCCACACGCTGCCGCCGTTGGCCTCCCACAGCTCGCAAAAGCCGAAGTCCTCGCCTTCGTGCTCGACGGCCGGGTTGCCGAAACGGAAAAACCGATAGTAGTTGGCGCCTTCCTCTTTCGTCTGCGCTTCAAGCGGCGGCAACTTCCATATCTGACTATCCATCTGAATACGGCGGAAGACAGAGCGCTCTATCCGCATAAACGCAGTGCCCACCATTTCGGCCCACAGTGCGCCCATTTCATCTTGCGTCAGCTCGCCACGTTCATTCAGTTTCGGGCGCCAGCACCACACGCTAGGGTCGGTGTTTGGTTTATCGACGCGCATACGCCCGACGCCGCCGATAAGCTTCTGGTCCGACGACAGCAGGCGCAGAACCGCGGTCGGTTCCCAGCCCATATCATCGTCAATAAACAACAGGTCGCTGTAGTTCGACGCGAGAAACGTCGCCGTCAATTCATTGCGTGCGCGCGGCAGATTGGAATTGCCCACCACAAACCGAACCACGTGCTTGATACCGAGGCACGTAAGCACCTCGCAGGTATCCACTATTGAGCGCGTGTATTGCCACGCGGGAGTGCGCGCCACTGGCGTGCAGATCATAACAGATCGCGCCTTGGCGCGGTTAATGCGTTCCTGTTGAACGGCCGGGATTTCCGTTTCCATGCGTCACCTTTTGTGGGGAAAAGCGACGACAGGGCGCCGAGCAACGCCCTGTCGCATTCAGGCACGAAGTTAGTTTGTTGGTGCGGCCAAACGATCCCAACCGGCGAAGAAACCGGCCGCAGTTGCGGTTGCGGTATCGGTGCCGGTCGCCGACAGATCGGGGTTGAAGTTGCAACGCACGTAGCGCCGCGCGTTGCGCAAATCGACGGCCAGGTTGAACTGACCGGACTTTGCTCCGCCGCCGCTCGGGCCGGTCGCGACAACGGTCGACCCGACAGTTGAGAAGTCGGCGAACGTGCTGTTGTCTGCGGAGTCTTGCACGGTGACCGCGATCGACAACGTTTTGCCGCTGGCAAGCGTGGCAGCCCACATAACGCCCACCAGGGCGGTCGATGGAATGCCGCCGTTGCCGAACGACAGCCGGTCGACAGTCGTGCCAGTCGTGGTCGTTGCATCGCCGCTGCCGGCCGCTACTGCGGTCGCAGCGGCCGACAAGTTCAGCAAGTCGCCGAGTGCGCCGACATTTGCTTGTGTAAGAATGTCCGCCATGTGACGGGACTCCTAGATAGGCACCTGTGAGGCGTTAGCCGCCAGGCGTGCCAGGTTATTGAATTCCGACTGTTGACGGTTACGACAGCGCCGGGGCGTAACGGACGCCTTGGATGACCGCGATCGCCGCGTCATGGCGGATTTGGTGATCGTGCTCCATGATCGCGCGGATGATCGTCTGATCGGTCGTGAAGGCCGACACCTGGTTGCTGTTGGAATCGGTGTATGTGCCTTCGCGCGACACCGCCAGTTCAAGCGTCATGGAGTCCAAGATCATGTCGTCGGTCATTTCCACCAGGAAGATAAACGACAAGTCCTTGTTGGTGGCGGCGGCATCCCAAATGTTGGTCGGGATTTGCGTGGTCTTGCTGAACGGATAGCCGAGCAACGTGCCCTTGCTTAGTTCGTCGCGCCACACATACATGCCGAGCGAATTAATCGCGTTATACAGGTAGTTATATGTGCGTGGGTTGAAGAACCAGCGACGCTTGACGTCCGGCACATTCGCGGTATCGAGCTTGTTGACAGCGCCGGCCAGTTCGTTGGTAACCGTCGTCTGTGTCACGGTCGCGTTGGCCGTGATGAAATTACCGCCGACTGCCAACGTGCTGGCCGCTGTCGACAGGAAGGTGCCTGCCGTGCCGCTGCTCTCAGTCGCGTAGGCGTTCGCGAAAGATAGGAAACCGCGCGGTGTCGAGGCGGTGCCGTCGCCCATGATGAACGCCAGGTCTTCGCGCAACGCGGTGACTTGCAGCAAATCGTCGCGCACGAATGCGTCGACCGCCGGATCGGCGTAGCGCATCATGTCGTTTGACACTGGCACCAACGCCGTCAGCTTTTTGTAGCTGGCGACAATTTGGCGAAGCGTCTGTTGTGAAGACGAGATTACGGCCACTTCGGTGCCGTAGCTCGCGGTCGCTGCGGACGCCTGGCCGGGGATCGTCATCGTGCCGCGGGGCATCGGCAGAATGCGCGGCCCTGCGGCGCGCACCGCGGCCATTGGACGCAGCAGCTCGATGATTTCGTTGACGTAGTCGGGCGGCACGATGAAACCGCCAGACGCGCCGCTGGACATAATCAGCGCCTTGGTAACCGGATGGCTTTCGCCATACACTTCGGCGGACACCTGGCGTGCGACATGCAGCGAGCCGTTACCGCTCGCCATCATCTTGATTGCGCCGCCCACCACCAAGGACTTTTCCTTGTAATAGCGGTCAGTCTCTACGGCCGCCGGCACAGTGTTGCCCTGACCGCCCACGGGAACCGCAGTCTTGGCCTGCGCTTCCTGGTGCTCAACCATACGTGTGATCTGCGCGTCGTGGCCGGCGAGCTCAGTCTTCAAGGCGTCAAGCGCTGCCTGGTCTTCCGCCGACAGGATGCCCGTCTTCATAACGATGGGCGTCATTTTTTCGTAGGTGTCGGCGCGAGCCTTCCGCACTGCTGCGAGAGTCGTCATAACCCTGTCTCCTGGTAATGTTGTGTTAGCCCGCTCGGGAAACGGGGCGAGGACTCACACCGTCGCTAGTGCTAGGTGTTCGTGAATGCGGCGGCGTTGAACTTCGGCCGCCTTGGCCGCTGCGGCGTCGTCCGTGTCGTCGTCAGTCGGTGCCGCGGACTGCAACACGTCGCCAATCATGGCGTGCGCATTGGACAGCTTTTCATGGTTGGCGCTCGACAAAACTTTGCCGGCCTTGGTCGCCGCCGTAAACGCTTTGACCGTGGCGCCGAAACGTTTGTAATGCGCCATCATCATTTCGTCGGGATCGCCTTCGCCGGGATCGCCGCCGGCCAACAACTCGCCAACTTCCTCGGCCGTCATGTTGACCAGGACCGCGCCTAGCGCGTGCATGGCGGCGAGAAGCTGCGCCGGCACTTCGCTGTTGTCGCCTTCGTCCTCGGCTTCCCACGCAACCCATTCCTGCAAGACGCCAAGACTTTCGAGCAAGCTCGCCAGCCAACCGACTTCATAAAGCCCCTTGCGCGTGATCTTCACTGCGCCGGCAGACTTGTCGTTGTTCATTTGCGCCTCATAGTGATCCAGCACAGCGCGGGCGC